AAAACTATCTCTAACAATCATTAAGTTTTCAATTTTAGCCATTGTAGTTTCGTCTTCAAGAAACTCACTAAAATCATCTAAACCTAAAGTTTCATTTAATAAAGAATAAGCTTCGGCGTGAATGGTTTCAAAGGCACCGAACGTTGTAGCCATCATAATAACCTCTGGTTTGCGGAACCATTTTGTTACTAAACCTGACCAATAATCATTTACAATAGTTTCTGTTTGGGCAAATCCTTTGAGGATCGACCCAATAATATTCCTTTCAGTTTCATTTAAATTTTGTTTCCAATCATTCAAATCACTCATCATTGGAATTTCAGTATGTAGCCAGTGTGCTTGTTGTTGTTTTAACCAATAATCATATGCTTCTTGATATTCGAAAGGTTTATAGATGACCCGTTCCTGCAATAGAGATTTCTTCTTTGCCATTGTATAATTTTTTAATAAGTTTAAATATTCAGCAAAAAGTTATTAATTTTTTGCTTTTCGTCGTTGGTAAAATTATCGAAACCTGGGTTTTGTTTAGGACTTTCTGCAGTTTCTATTTCAATATCTGAGGAGATTTCAAAATGACCAATGGAAGTATCTATTTTTGCCCCAAAGGTGAGACCATCCATACCATATCTATTTTTCATAATGTGAAATCTTCCTGTTCCATTTACTTTATCTTCTTTTTTCCTCGATAATGACGCTGCAAAGTCTGTTATCATCATTTTATCATAGCTACCAGCAGCTTTATCTCCTTCGATTATGTCATCTTTAGAACCGGCTCTATTAACCTGTGACACACTCCAAATAGGTAGATTAAGCTCTCTTGCTAATCCTTTAGTTCCAACATAAATATCATCTATCTCTTCCTTACGCTCACGAGACAGCCTTTTTGAGCGAAGTAAATCAACATAATCAATTAAAATTAAATCGGGTTTAAAATCTAAATCAATACATTTTTTAATGTGTGATTCAATTGTTGATATAGTTGCTTTACCTGTTGGAAATTCTTTTATTATTAGTCGACCTGGTATTTTATTTACAGTTTCTTCTACTTCTTTTTTATGGTTTAAGATTTTATTGACGGGAATATGAGTAAAATAAGCATCATATCTACGGCCTACATAATCTTCTCCTAATTCAAGTGTATAGTGAATTACATTAAAACCAAGTTTACAAGCGTGTCCTCCTAAAGCGACTAAAGCCCAAGATTTTCCACCACCTGGGCTACCGAACATAAGACCAAAATCTCCTCCACCAAGACCATCTTGTAACAAATTATTAAATTCATCCCAAGGAGTGGGGACAGCCACTCTATGTTCGTGTCTGTATCTAGATTCAATGTCTTTAGAATACTCGTGACCTACATTTTTATCTTGGCCAGCTTTCATAGCTGATTCAATCAAGAATTTAATAGATTCATAATCACCAACATTTAATAAATCTACACTACTTAAAAGTGCTTTTTTTAATTGTTGATTCTTACAAAAATTAGAAAATTCTTCTTCAATATATTCTAAATCATCATTAGATGACTTATATGCTTCTTTTAACTGTTCTTTAATTGAAATTTGTAAAACTTCATTTTGAACTTTTTTTAATTCCACTTTAAGTACCTCCATTGTTGGGGTTGTATGGTACTTTTCGTAGTATTTTAAAATTTCTTTAATAGCCCATTTATGTGCTTGATTATCGAAATAATCCTCACTTAAAATATCGTGAATATTAATAAGAAATTCTTTGTGGTTTAATAATGATGCTAAAACCTTTATTTGAAAACCAGGACCATATGAATTTAAACTATTCAGAGTCATTTTACTATATCTTTGAAATTACTTGTCAACCAATATTCTACATTCTTTATTAAATGCCTTAAACCATCTTCCTGGTAGAATTTTAAAAATGTTTTTTCATTCAATTTTGGGGTTTTTTCGTCTATAAAATCGTTTAAATATTCTTTTTGTTCATCAGTAAGCCACGGTTCACTCAAATCCATAATTGAATGATTTTTTTCTAGATTTTCATACTCAAAAATAACCCTTGAGTACACTACGTGTTCTTTATGTTTTGCTTGACTAATGTCAAAAATATCTTCTAAACTCAAATCTCTTTCAGCTAATTCTGGGAATTTTTTTAAGATACCTTTTTCACCTAATCCTTTAACTCCTTTAATCATATCTGAATTATCACCTAAAAGTACTTTATATAATATAAAATTCTTTGCTGAGATTCCAAATTTTTGTTTAACGGTGTCTTCAGTATAATAATCTTTTTCAATAGGTCTATATACTACAACATTCGGAGAAATTAATTGGATAAAATCTTTATCACTAGAAACAATAAAAACTTTACTTTTATGTTTTTCTTCTAGTTTTTTAGATAAATGAGCTATGATATCATCTGCTTCGGTTTTTTCTAATGAAACAACCTTCAGTGGTAAACATTTTAAGTAATGGATTAAACGAACAATTTGATTAATCTTAGCTTCATTTTCTTCTTCTAAACTATTAAATACTTGCCAATTAGTTATTCTCCTTATGTTGCGGTTTGATTTATACTCAGAAACTAGATTTTTTCTGTTTGTAGATGATCCTTCACCATCAAAAACAACATAAATAGATGTTGGGTGGATTTGATTTATTAAAGTACCTAATGATCGTAAAAAACCTCCTAAACCTCCTACGTGTAAACCTTCTTCATTTACAAAGTTTAACATAGCAAAATTCCTAAAAAATAGATTTAATCCATCTAATATTAGAACTCTGTCGTGTTTATTAAGGGATTCACTCTCATTCTCCTCACTTAAATTGTTGAGAAGTTTTAACAAATCTTTTTTATCCATTCTATTCTGGTTCTTGAGCGTATTCTTGTGCTGGTTCAAAAGAATCAACTTCTTCAATAATATCGAAGTTACCTCCTCCTAAAATAGCACTCCACTCTTTCGCGTGATCGTCTTTGTATTCCTTAAGAGCTTTATCTGTATCATCAATAAATCCGTGTGGAGTCATAATGATTTTACCTTTTGTAGTAATACCATTAATGTGGTTTTTATCAATCTGAAGGTTGGTTCGCTTAGCAAATTCTACTTGCTTACCATCCTTGATTGCTTTAATCTTGTTTGTACCAGCGTTTGCAATGTTACCAAAAGTAACTACAAACGTAGCGTCAAACCACATAGCAAAACCACCTTTGTTCATCAACTTGGGTTGACCCATTGGTGATTCGGGCTTAGCTGTCCAAACCTTATTTACACATACTAAAGTATTAATATATGGTGAAGATTCTTTACGAGACAATGTAATCATTTGATTCACACTATTACCAAACTGAGTTGACATAGCGCCAGCGTTCCACTCGTTATTGTTCTTGTTTGATTTAACAGACATTTCACAAGGTACTGATCCAATTGAGTCCCAAAGAAATAAAAGATCGTAAGGTAAATTACCTTTTTTCTGTTCGTCTAACAAGTCCAAAATAAATGCTGCTACGTCTTCTATAGTATGAATAGTTTCACGGTCAGCATAAATAAAGAATCCGTTATAATCTAGGATTTCTCCAGTTTCTTCATCTACAACTTCATTAACTTTTAAACCCATTTGTGTGGAATGTTCCCAATTCCACTTCATCTCAGTAATAATGAATACTGGGAGAATACCTGAGTTTTGTGCACTGACTGCAGCTTCAATAAGAGCAGTAGTTTTGCCTGTATCACTGTGGCCTCTAAGAAGAACAATGTGTCCGGTAGGAATACCGGGCACACTTGTTACTTCTTGAAAGGCAGGTGATAGAGGGATCCAAGATTGGGGTTTAAACTTAACGTTACCCAATAAACCTTTTTTAGATTTAAATTTATCTAAATCAAAATTGGATTTAATTTCAGCGGAGACCGCAGCCGATAACGACGTTGTCGCTTTTCTTCCTCTTGCCATTTCCTATAAATTAAAATGGAAGATCGTCGTCAAACATTTCGTCGAACTTATCAGCTTTACTTTGCTTAACCGCTTTAGCTGAGGTGCTCAAAGAATAATTGGTTTGTGGGGCTTCTTCTTTTTCGTCATCAATAATATCACCTTCTTCAGCTTCTTCAGGGATTAGATACTTTTGAAGTGATTGCTTCATCTCTTCATAAGACCATCTCTTAAATACACCAGAAGGATCAGGTTGATTTGATAACCATTGATCAACTAAAGTACCATCTTCTGAAAGTGGGCTTTGTTTTGGTTTTGGACGAATTGAAGATTTGTTATAGTTTGTACCTGTAACCTCAGGACCTACAGTTTCTACAGTAAAGTCATAACCTTGGCTAATATCGGTATAATCTCCATAATCATCATCGTCAGCAATTGATAATAATTCAAGGTACATTTCTTTACCAAACTGCCACAAACGAACACCCTTATCTTCTTCACCACGAACTACAACAGGAGCGAATACACGCATTTTTGGATCTAACTTTTTAGCTAAACGCCAGTTTTCCTTATCATTTGTTTGACGTAATTGTTTTGCGGTTTCAGCAATTGGATCCTTATCTCCAAAATTAAGGGGTGAGATCATAACAGATCGATCAATGCCATAATAAAACATTAATTCCTTAAAAGGATTTTTCTTGTCGTACGCTGAAGGTACAATTCGAATTTGTGTTTTACCTACTGGGGGTTTCCAGAATAGGTCTCGGTTTCCACCTTTGTTTTCTTGTTTTTGCTGCATTGCAGCCATCTTCTGTTTAATGAAGTTTAAATCCATATATATAACTTATTTATTTACAACACAATATACAAAACCGATTTTATGAAATCAAGTTAAAGTTCAACGATTTTGAAAATCTTTGTCTTTAATTGTTTCAACTCATTTTGTTGGGTTAAAAGTACGGTGTTTTTATAATGTTTCCACTCTATCTTAAAACGAGTGTCAACTACTCCTCCATTCAAACTTTTAATCAACTCATTAAGAGCATTTATAGTGTAAAGAGTGTTTGTCTCTTTTTTTCTATGTACTAGGATAGTATTTTCAGGAATATCTGAAAGATTAGCTAGGTCAATATTATAAGTAACTACAAATTCATTGTTATCCTTAACTTCTAAAACAAAAATTTTATTATAAAGAATAGTGTATTTGTAAGATAGTTCTTCAATTATATTATCAATATCTTCTTCCCTAGTAAAGGTACAAAATAACTTATTGTTCAAATCTATGGTATTAAGGTTGTCTTTACCATAAATATCGTAAGGTACCTTAAAAGTTGTAGTCAATTCCATTTTTAATTGTATAACTTAAATTTTGTTTAGTAAAAATATTCTTTATTGAATCAAGTACATTAATTTCATTTTCATCAACATCGAATAAAAAAGAATCGTAAGTGTATAATACTAATTTTGTGTTTTTACCCTTTAAAATTCGGAAAAATTCCCACATAAGATTAACATTATTACTTGTCTCTAGATTTTGTATCACATAGTTTAATAGTTTTTGGGGATTCATATTATCCAACTCGTCTCTATAAAACTTGTGATTTGATATTGGACATTCAATGTAACCTTTATTTTGAAAGTTTTCCCACAACTTATCAACGTATATTTTTACCTTTTTAAAAAACTCTATATGCTTGTATTCAGGTAAAATTCCACCGTATAATTGTTGTAAAGTTAGGAGTTTGGCTTTTTGTCTATCCACATTAAAAACTTCTGAAAGATTTGAGTAAATATCCATACCACCGCAATCATAACCAATTGCATTAGCCAAAAGAGTAGGATGATAAGCGCTAATGTCGTACTCATAAAATAAAGTATTCCTAGCTTTAAACGCTTTCCTACATCCATTTTCTTTATTGAGTGCTGCATAATTTACCCCATTAAATGTGTTAGACGGTCTTGTTGTAAGTGTTTTAAAATTATATTTTGTAAAGACATATGGTTCTGTGGTTTCATTGAAATATTGGTTATAAACGTCTATATCAACGTGAAGCCCCGATAATTCAATGCCATAGAATACCCAACTAGCTTTATGGTTGTAAAATTCATTAATAGGTTTTTCTATTAAGTGTTCTAATTCCTCGAATAACGCTTGACAATATTCATAATGTTTAACGATAGGAACAATTGTGTTAACATCCACTCTATCTTTATATTTTTCATATAAAAATTCGTGAGCACGAGTATATTGAGTTTCAAATTGATTTGGGAATGTTAAATCATATGTTTGCTGTAAAGGAAAATAATGTAAAAATTCCTTTTTGTCTCGACAGTAAATTTTGTCTAACTTTTTAAGTATGAGGAATACTTGATCTTCATATAGATTTTTTGGTACTTCTGTATGAAAGATAGGTAGAATATATCCCTTATAATCCTCAACCGGCCTTATGTAAATACAAGATATACTATTTTGTGATGGGTGTATATACGGATTATAGGGTATGATTTCAATAAAAGCCTCTTTATTAAGCTTTTTATCGAAGATATTTAATTGGTGGGTATTCTCAATTAACCAAAACATTTACAAAACCTTTATTTCCTAAAAATACAAAATTATTTTGTAGTATCCAAGTTAGGTTTATAATATTTGGTATAATTATAGTTTAAATAAGAATCTAAAAAAGGTAATTTTTGTTTTACCATTGCTAATTCAACAATGTTCTTATTAACTTTTGCTACTTCTTCTTTTTCACCAGTTAAAATCCAAGATAAAAAAAATGGTCTATATAGACTATACATAATAGATGCATCTTGATTCAATAATAAATCATATTGTCTTTTATCTATTTCAGTATAGTTTATTTCATTATTTTTTATACAAAAATATCTTCTAAATTCACCAATAATGTAATCATTCTCTATGGGTCTATTTACAACATAGTATGGAAGAAATGATATAGAAGGGATTCTATTTATAGACGTATATTCAGAGTAATTTTGTTGAAATTCTTGATAAATTTCATTTACTTGAGGATCAGAATCTCCAGCAATAAAAGCTGGGGTGACTTTTAGTTGAGAGAATTCTCCTATTTTTTCTATCTGGTCTGTAGTAATTGGGTATATTCTTTGGTTGGGAGGATCTTGCGGAGTTCTTCCTGTGAATAAAAATCCTGTGGATGTTTTATAGTAATATCCTTTATAAGGCACCCCATCACCAGTGGCATACTCATTACCATTGGTGTATATGTTAGTTTTTATTTGTGATAGGGGATAGTAGGCCATTAGAATTTTCCACTTAAATCATTTAATAATTTCCAAATTTTTGGAGTAGGCATACAATCTAATTTAGCAGTTGTCACAGAACAATGCGAATAAAGTCCAGGAACATCTCTACGATAACTAGTTGTAGCACCTAAGATTTTTTCATTAGGAGGGAACATTTGATTCCAAGTGTTTTCATTCAAAGTAAAAGAACCAATATTTGGGTTTCTTAATGCTATTTCTTGAATTAGTTTTAATAAAGCATCGTATTGAGCATCGGTAATTTCTTGGTTCCAAGTAATGTTTCTATAGGGTGCTTCTTTTCCATAGAAATCTACTAATTTAACAGCTTTTGTTTGATTTTGTGCTAATGGACCGTAAGAAGAATTGTTAGCGTCTTTACACCAACCAATATTTTGGATTGAAATTCCTATACTATTAGTATTAGCCCCTGAAGCGTGGTACGCTGTCATATTTTCGTTGATCAACTGTTCAACGTGTCCATTTGCATCTATTTCATAGTGATAAGTAAGACCCCAAGGTGGATTATCAATTCCACCCGCACTAGTTGCTGAATTTTGGGTTCTGTTCATTAATGCAGCGACTCCACTTTTACATTTATCAGTTTTTTGACTACCAGCCGTCCAGTGAAGAATTATTTGTGATTTACTAGAAGTTTTTTTACTGTAAGAACTTGATTTTAAAGGCCAACCACTAGTTATAGTTTGTTCATCTATTACTCCACCTGTCACTGTATTTTGGCTAGAATTATTATTTTCATTTGAACTAGCTTTTTTTATAATACCAGAATCATCTCTACCCGTATCTTCTATTGTGGGAGCTTTAGATAAATTAGGAACCATTAAAGTAGATATTTGAGTCGTCCAATCATTATTTTGAATTGTATGGTTTACAGCTGTAATAATAAAATCCATTGTTCTAGGATAATTTGAAGGAAGATAAGTTGTGTCAATTGTTAATCCATTATAAATTTTAATACCTGAAATTCCATCAAGTTTTAAATTTATACTTACTGGTATAAAACCAATTGTGCCACTAGGTTCCTCATTTTCTATAGCATTCTTAGCTAACACATATTGAGCTAAACTTTCTATTATTGATAAAGGTTCTGCTCTTTGTTCACTTAATGATGTTTCATTGTTAAATTCAAGACCAAACCCAGCATTTTCCGTATACTTTGGAGTAAAAACTGGGTTT